GCAGGAGCTTGAGACACTTACGCGCGTCTTCTGCCTGCTCGACCGCTGCGACCGGGGCGTTTTCAATGACTGTGATCAACCGCTGACGTACGGTCTCGAACGCCTCATCGAATAGCGGGGATTCGAGGATCGCTTTCGCCTTGTTAGCGCGCTCAATAGCGTTCACGGTCCCGGCGCCTTCGGTTCAGGCTGCGGTACGCCCACCGCTCCATTGCCCATCGGTAGGAGCGCCTGTAGAGCGTCATGCGCGCCTTTTACAGCGGCTCCCACGGAAGTGGATGCGTTGGGATGTCCCGGCGTGAGTTTCGCCTCTAGAGCCGTCTGAATCGCGGCGTGCGAGGCTTTGACCGTCTCCATTACGCGCTCGTGACCTTTCTGTACGGCGCTATGCACGATCTCAAGTCCCGCATGGGCATTGATCGCTGCCAATTCTACATCAGCCTTCCGCTGGCTCTCTGTCTCACGCTGGATAAGCTCGGCCGCTTTGATCTTCTCTTGGCTCGCTGCTTCGATCTGCGCCTTAACGATCCCTTCAGGCGGCGGCGGCGGCGGTTTCGGCGGCATCTTGATCGGGTCAGTCCAGAAGCGCTCGGGGCTCGTGAAGTCGATCGCCTTTGTGAGCTCCATTAACGTGGCGTAGTAGTTCTCTGGCGTTACGACCGGTAGTCCCAACTGGAACGCCTCAACCTGCTTAGCGAGGACTGCCATGAGCCGGCCGATCTGCGCATCCTTATTACCAGCTGCGAAGGCCACCGCGATTTTAAAGCTCGTGCGCTTCTTCCAAGAACCGGGATCGACCTCGACCCAGTTACCGGCGATCTGCATCATCTCGCGCTTGTGCCCCATCTTGAGCACTTGCTCATGGATGATAGAGAACAAGTCCTCGATCGCAAACGCAAGAATGCGAGCGATCTGTACGACGCGCTCGGCGGCCATGCTCGAGAGCTGGTTTACCGTGCCAGGCTGAATGTTATTGAGCTGCGCCGAGTCCACACCTGCAAAACCGTTATTCACACCCGTGCGGTTCTGTGCGACCTGCGACATATAGTCGAGGCCCTCGACCGCTTGAGGGAATACAAATGGTGTTGACTCGTAGCGGATCTGGTTGATATCGGTCGCGCGGATCACCCCACCAGGTCTACTAATGAGCGCATCGTCGATATTGACGGACTGCTCGTTTAGCACCTTCTGCGGGTTGTTCGATAGGTAGAGGTTATCGAGGCCCTGACGCAGAATCGCGGTCTTGATCCGTTGGATGTCCGAAACCATGTCCGCCACCGCAATACCCAAGTGGCGGTGCGGTAGCGGACATGCGACCCCCGAGGCGACCGGAATACGGCTGACTTCTTCTTGGTAGAGGATCCTGCGACCTACCCGCAGGATTTGCAGCAGTTCCGCCACACCATCGCCGTCGTAGTCCACCCGGATCCAAATCATCCGCGCCTTGACTCGGCGCATGGAAGGGTCGGATGGCTTATAGCGCTCTAACCGTCGTTCTCCGTACTGGTCACGCGCGTAATCTTCCTGGGTGTAGAGCTCGGGGTCATCGGCGATATCGGTCGGGATATCAAAGCCCTGCTCCCTCAGCTCTGTAAGCGTTGTCTCTTCCCAGTACTCGAAGTAGTTACAGCGGTCGTCAATACGCCAGGAAAAGGCTCTCTGATCGACCTTAACGCGCTCTGGCGGTAGTACTCGGATAGTTAAATCCTTGCCCTCGCTAGTACGACGGATTACGACGTCGTAGAGCTTCGCCGGAGTCGTCATCGGCTGCCCAACTTCGTTAACGATCGGCTGACCCGTTGTCGGATCCATGACAGGATCAGGCGGTAAGTCAGGCGCCAGATAGGACTTAGAGTCAATCAACTGGCAGGTCGGATCCTGCAGGAGGTAGGCAATCCCTTCCTTCGTCTGCCCTTCGTACTTCTCGATCTCGACCGAACGCTTGAGGTCTTTATAGACTAGAAAGTAAGCATTCTTGGTGAGTAGTGCATCGGTACACCACTCTAGGAATAACTCGAACCACGGATGCTTGGTCGTGACGAGCCAGTTTAGATATGCGCTCTCCTGCTTAGCCGGCTCGACATCCGCCGCATTCATCGGCGTGAGCGCTACAACGTCATCCCCATTGGCGAAAATCCGGCAGAGGCTTGGGAGGATCCACTGGATCGTCTCGAATACCGAGCGGTCTATAACGTTCGACTGACCCTCAGGCGCAGGATCGACGTTCTTGCCTAAGTATAGATCGATATTGAGGGCGCGCTCAGCCGATAGGGCCGCCGTCAGATTCGAAAGATTTGAACCGTAAGCGCGGTTGTCGGCGTCATCAATCGCAGCAATGAGCGCCACTTGGTCCATAGGACGATTGGGCGTCTGAGGCGTCCCGCTATCATCAAAGCCCGGCGCGGCCGGAGTCGCTTGATCCATTAGCCGGGAATTGCCTCAAGCAAGAACGCTTCCATAACCAGGAAGTCCGTTGCAGTCGCTAATGTACCGGTCATCTGGAATGTCTTCGCGGTAGAAAAGTCAACGGCGTAGTACTCGTTAGTACCGGTGATTACGCCACTGCCGCCTGTCGTCAGGCCAAATTGATCCCCTATCTGGGCGGTCTGTACTCCACGGTTATAGAGCGTGTTAATCGACCGATAGCCATTGCTTGTCGTCAACGTGAATGACTTGATACTGGTGCCGCTAAAACCGAGTGCGAGTGTCTTTGTACCCGCCGTGCTATTGACGGCCCATTGATCGGAAATACGTAAGACGCCATTAGCGCCAAGAAGGCCGCCAGGCACTGTGATCTGTGGGCCTATCTGAGCGCTCGTGACGCCGGTATAAGCTCCTGGGCCTGTCGAGGTAAAGGCTGTGGGGCTACTGGGGATTGTAGGTTGACCGCTTGAATAGGTGTTGTTGAACACCGTACCCACGGTAGCGCTAGACATTTGGCAGAAATACCAGCCCGCACTAGATCCTGCTTGAATCGCGTTAGCCGGAAGATTGATATAACAGTTCGCGTAGGTAGTCGGGAGCGCTGTGCCGAGTGTGATAGCTCCGTTATTCGCCATCGTTCCTGTAGGCGCGATGATGAACGGAATCGCACATGCCGCGACCTTCTGGATTGAAGGCACACCCGAGACATTGACGATCGTCATACGAATCTCGCGTCAAACCAGCAGTCAGCGGAGCCAATCGTCTTGGTCGGGCCCGTGCTGGAATTGCACAGCACAATTCCGGTGTTCATACGTCGCCCGTATGCACCGAAGTCGACGCTAAAGTTGCTGGATGCTGGAACGGAGACAATAAAGTCGGGCACGGCGGTATCGGCCGGTAATGAAGCCGCGTCATGGATCTGGATAAACTGAGCGGATGTCTTCGAGTTGTATCCCGAAATGCCGTATAGCGTACCAGCGGAGGCCTTCATAACATGGCTCGCCTCGTATGCAGCGGATTCCAGCTTGCCGGCGACTGGAGGAGTTGCACCGTTATCGAATGCCACGAGCGTTCTCCTGCTTGGGGAGTGTCAGAGTCGGACGGTGCGCTTTCAGTTGCGCGATCTCATCCTCGAGCGCCTTTACGCGCGCCTCGAGTTCTTTCATCTTGGCGAACATCGCGGCACTCATGCGAGAGCCCTCTTGGGATAAGTGATAGGTTTCTTCCAGTTACTGCTCGATTCAGCAAAGATCTGCTCGGCGGACACACATACGAGTCCGAATGCATCGGCGGCATGACTAGACCAGTCGTGTTCCGGACCGAGACCAATCCCGCGCTCCTCATCCTTCTTCTCGTGATACCAACCGAGTGCCTCGAGACCGGCTTGCGTGTGCTCTTCATCGAACCACACAGAAGGGAAATAGCGGCGTGCAGCTTCAATGCGCTTCTTGGCCGCTCCTTTGCCCTGATTAGGAACAACGGTCACGTGATAGCCGGCCGCTTTGAGCGCCGACTCGTAGGAAACGTCGAATACTTTGTCATTGGCTTCACCGTCGTGCGGTAGCCAGACCTGTGCACGTTTTGGTGAGTATTCGCGCTCGCGCATCCAAGCTAGATGCGTTGCTAGTGGCTGACCGACTGCCTCGTAATAGTCGATCACACGGATTTCTTTCCCGATGAATTGGACGGCCCAGATCGACACCGCATCAGCCCGAGCTCCGGTACCGCCAATATCGAAGAACAGGCGCACCGTCATTAACGGATCTATCGAGACGCGCCCGATCCGACCTGCTTGACGCGCCTTATGGATACATAGCGCGTAGTACGCACCATCTAGGATAACGACGTAGCCGCCTTCCCAGATATGGTCGTATTGCTCAGGCTGCTGCCGTAAGCAATCCTGCCGTTCTTGCTCGAGATCCGCGGTGAACCATGGATTATGACGCCAGTTCGCGGCGATCACGGTAGCACCTGTGGGCCGCTCAGTGCCGCGCAACATCACATCAACTGGATCTACCTTACGGCGCGGGTTCCAGGAGAACCACCGCTCGGCGCCCTCTGCGCGAATCGTAGGGCGTAATAGGTTTAGCGAATGAAGTGTCGCAGTCTGAGCTTCTTCCCACCAAGCCCGCTTGAATCCCTCGAGCGACTTGATGCTATCGGCTGTGTAATCGTTCATCCCCTTGAAGATGATGATTCCATCACCCGGGGTTGCGATCACATCGCGATAGACCTTAAACCCATCTGGCTCGCCAAGTCCGCATGACTTTAGCTTCGACTCAATCAATAGCTTGGACGATTGCGCTAGATCCTTCTGCATCTCACGGATACAGACAGCCCGCATTCCCTCGCCGTAGTTACCTGGTTCGGCGAGGCAATCCTCGATAAGCAGCCCACCGAAAAAATGGCTCTTACCGCTTCCACGACCGCCCCACGTACCCTTATACCGAGCTGGAGCGAGTAACGGCTCGAAGACCTCAGCCGTCTCGATCTGGAGGGTTCGCACGGACCAAAACCCGCTCTACCTTCTGGTAACGAATCGGAGGAGAGTCAGCATCACCGCCGACTGCGACCTTCTCGCCGTATTTCTTCGGCTTGAGCTTCGCGGCGATCCATTTACGGCTATCGACGCGTAGACGCGATCGATTGATATGCTCGCCGTTAGCAACCCATCCTGGGTTGTCCTTCTCATTACGTTCCATCCAGTCATTAGAGGCATCGTCGGCGATCTCTAGGATTTCATCGGCCAACGTGTCAGCGCAGTCTTCCTTCGCGCGCGTGTACATGTCGGAGAATTCTTTGTGAGCAGCTAGCCACAAATAGACGCTCGACTTATTTGGCATATCCTCTGCCAGACAGATCGATTTAAGGGATTCTCCGTCTGCTATACGTGAGCAGATGCGGCTAACCAACTCGAGAGAATAATCGGACGGACGACCCAATCAGTTACCTATCTTGATCTACTCGCCAAGCTTCCTATTGGCCTTCCCGATGATGTGCTCTTCGACCGACTTCGAGATATGTCCGGCGTTGTACTGCTGGACAGCTCGAGCTTTCGCGTTCGCAGCATGACTTCGATCAGGGATCGGGTATGAACGATCAGGACCGGCAAACTCGCTCGAGGGCAGCGAATTACGTCGTTTCGATGAAAGCTTTGCCATACGAAGCGCCTATCTGGCAATAACGGTCAAGCTACGCGGAGAGTACCTTGATCGGCGGTGTTATGTTGCAAGTATCTTCTGCGCAGTTTGTGCGCAGGGTTTCCACGGTTACTCGTGGAACATCGGGCATACGTCCAAGTAGGTAGCAGTGCAGACCGTGCAGTTCGTTGTAATACGCGCGCTCATCCTTGAAGGTCCGCGGAAACCACTCCTTAAGCTCCATGATCTTGGACTTTGTCGGTAACCATCGATTGGGAATCACATAGCGGAAGTGAGCGAGTGCAAACCATTTCTCGTTGACCGACTGCATCCCGATTTCGAAGGCAAGACCCTCTCCGATAAAAACCTCGACAGTCCCGGGGGTCTGATTACGTCCTTCCCAAAGTGTGGTAATCGCGGCACGTCCGGAAAATCCGTCTTCGTGAAAGCCTTCGTTAGCGTACCAATAGCCACCAAAAGCGATACGTCGCTTCGTGGCTCCCCATACCTTTCCGGCTTCATCGATCCAGTCAATCATTCCGCGCTCCAGGTTTGCGTCTGTCGTTTCAAGTAGTGCGGCCAGTCCAGATCCTTGGTAAAGCTCTTATCCTCGAATAGCGTTCGGTCTGTCGGCTGGGCGGTATAGCGGCCGTTGTCGAGAGCGATTAGCGTGAATTCCTTGCCCTGGTCGGGGTGCGCTGACCACGAATCGCCTATTGGAACAATCGTGCAGAGGTATTTCCCTTGGTGTTCTGTGCGATCGCGGAGACGTACGAGAGCTCGCCGACCACGTAGGAATGGATACTCGAGTACAGAGAACTGGTGGCCGTAGCAGTCCCAGGTCTGACCTTGGTATGGAGCCCATTCGGTATCTGTCTGCCGAGTGGCGAGCTGATGTAGCGGCACATTGCGGTAGATCGCTCCGCATTCGAGCATCACGTGACAGCCCCAGGTGCGACCAGGATAGCTGGACAAGCCAAACCACGCGACGGGGATCCAGTCGTGATCCCCTATCGCGTTCGGCTCTACGAAGCAGTATTGGTGCGTCAGGAGTGAGCCTGAAGCCGTGCAGAGTGTCACGGCCACCCTCCTAGCAGCCGCACGATTGATGGGGGAAAAAACGCCTGAGCCACTTCGGCAATCCGCAGATCAGGCGACAGTAAAACCTTCGGGTGCACTCGGCGCCGGCGGGACGATGGTGAAGGTCGCTTCAGGCGATTCGGACGATGTGCCGTTCGCATTCACCGCGCGGGCGGCGACGAACCAGGCGCCGGCGCCCAGCTGCTCGTGCAGATCGGCGATCTTGCCGGTGTAGGTGTTCTTGGTCGTGTCGACCGTGACGTTGGCGAGCGGGACAGAGGCGGTAAGCGTGTACTGGCCACTGGCACGGCCGAAGTCGACATCGAAGCTTGTGACGTTGTCGGTCACGCCGTTCGAATCGGTGATCGTGAACGTTGTCGGATTGGTTACTACTTGGCTGGACATCATCATCTCCTTCAGGCTGTTTTGAGAACACAAGTAGTTTGGACGCGGCCTAACGAATGTCGTTTGTTGAGCTCGCGCCAGGCGGAATCGAAATCGGTTGCGCGGGGCGTATCGGTTTCGGCTAGGAAGGTATCCTGGGTCTGCTGATCCTTGCGGCGCCGCGGGTTACCAGCCTTAGTGACGGGCGTCTTCACCTCGAGCGTCTGCCAGCAGTGATCGTGATGGCGTTCACACCAGAACCTCAGCAGCAGATCGCAGGGGCGTCCGATGTGCCATACACGAACGCCAGCAGATCGCAGAGCGGCAACGATCGACTTCTGGCTCGCATCGGTCCGGGCATTGTAGCGATGGATGCTCACCAGCGCTCCTTCCTACGCATATCGTGCCGAGCCAGCAGTGAGCGGAATTCCTGAATCCCTTCCCGTAGTTTCATATTCACTGGCGCGTTCAATCGCTTCAGCCATCTGTGCCAGAGTGCGGGTGTAAAACGCACATGGTGTTGGCCGGTCGCTCTCACGCAGTCTTCCTGGGCTGTCCTACCAACATGCGCTCATGCTCCTCGCATAGCGTTCGTGCGCGCTCGTCGCTACTCTCAGTGCCCAAGTCGCGACTCGTACCAAATGGCGTCAACTCGTAACCGATCCAGTTATTCTCCGTAGCCTGCACGACGCAGTAGCGCCTATCAGCGGTATGTTGGACGGCGCCGTTAGGTTTATCCCACTTCATCGGTACGCCGCCTCTGGCAGATAGCGCGTTGATTCGTCGTGGCGATGTAATTTCAACTGGCGTGAATTCTTGTCGTAGTATAACTCCAACTCACCGATCCAGTTGATATCCCCGCGCTGCTTCCAGACTGTCAGCTTCGCGTCAAATTCCTTGTCGTGTTGCCTCTCTAGCGTTACGACGAGATCTGCTTGAGCCACAATGTCCTGAGCCCCTCGGATGTCATAGAGGTCCATTGCTCCACGGGAATTCGCTGTCTTTCGAGGGTGTGCAACAAGATGGATGTGAGCATTTGAAAGTCGGGCGAGTCTTCCAAGCATATTCCCCATTTCCCGCTGTCCGTCGTAATCGTCGGTGCGGATAGCGAGTCGCATGAGGGAGTCGATGACGACATGAGTCAGGCCATACCTCTCAGCAGCAAAGCGGATGATCCCCATCAGCAACGTGGGCTCGATCATCTCGGTTGAATCAAACACGTAGAGCCGCTCGTCCCACTGGTCCAGGCACCACTCGCGTTGGGACTTGGTCGGTGAACGTGTACCCGTGGCCGTGCACATGAACTCACGCCACACATCGTCCGGCCGTTCTTCCAAGCTCACGAATAGTGCCCTATGATGGTTCAGCAGGGCGTGCAGCATGAGCTGGCGCAGAAACGCCGTCTTACCGCTGAAGGTTGGGCCCGACCACACGGTGACCTTGCCCGGCATGAATCGGACGTAATCGTTCACGCCCGCCCAGGGAAGAGTTAGCCCATCCGACAGTGGCGGCCGGAACTGCTCGATCAGCGCCTGTGCGATCTCATGCCGCGACGACATGATCCGCGAGTCCCCTTGCTGGCGACCGAGCTCTAGGAGCCAGTCGTGATCGTCCCGCGTCACTGCGATCGTGTTGCCGATTTCCCTCACTGCAGCACTACCTGGCGCCCCTGACCCCGGAAGTAGGTCGCGAAGAAGCTCGGGCCCGCCGCCGCAAGCATCTGCGCTACCCCGATCGCGTGCTCCGACGAGGCGGCAATCAGCACCACCTCGAGACCGGCCGCGTAGATGCATTCCTCCGCGATCGGCATCGAGACGGCATACGCCCCGCTCGCTTCCAGGTTCACCCGCTGGCGCCAGTCGTCCGTCACGAACAGCGCCCCCTTCGGACGCTGTCCCCGACGCCGGAGGCGACCGAGAGCGGACCAGCTACACGCGCAAGACTGGTAGGCCACGTCTGGCTTCCTCCTGCGGTTTGCCACCCTTGGGCGCGAAGATCCCTTCCCAGCCGGCGTTGATCGAGGTGTCGATCATTTCGCGCTGAGTCGCCGTGTCGTAGCGTGCGAGGAGCTTGAGCTGCTTGTTCAGCGCCCTGGGGCTCATCGTCAGGCGTTTCTCACGGCGATGCGCTAGCCATTCCTCCCACGCTTCCTTCGGGAGGCTTTCGTGCAAAACCACTTCCGCCGCGATAGCGGCCTTCTTGTTCTTTTCTGATTCTGTATTCTGATTCTGAGGACTGTGACCGATCCGTGACTCATCCGTGCTGTCACGCGTGACATGTGCGTGACGCTCCCTTTGTCGTCGTTTTCTATCAGCGGCGGTGGGGTCTCGGTCGGAGACGAACTGACGCTTAGCCCAGTTGACTGGCTGCCAATCCCCGTCGATAAGCCGGGCCGAGCAAAGACGGGTTTTGGCCTCATCGAATGCCATGGCCTCAAGGCCAAGAGCGCGACGGAGCATCGCGACTCGCTGCTGTGGATCCCCGTACTCGCGATCGAGTAAACCGGAGCACTTCAGGCAGAGCACCATGACGAAATGGCGCTGATCATCGAAGGCGAGCGACTGTACAACCGGATCAGTGGCAAATTCAGCGTACATACGGAACCATTGATAGCTCACGATGCACGCAATCCTCGCTCGCGCTCCATCTGCTCGACCTGCTGTGGTGAGCGCTGCGCAATCAACTGCGCCATGATTGCGAAAACCTCGCGCTGGCGAAATCGGTCGTTTTCACGCATGGCCTGCTGGCGCGTTTCTTCGATCTGCGCCTCGAGTTCGGCATCGGTCATTGGGTAGCCAGCCTCCACGCCCAGCGCACAAGCTCAATCAGCTCGTAGATCCCGACCCAACCCAACACGGCTAGTAGTAAGGTCGCCCAGAAAGCCTGGAGCGGCGGCAAACGTTCCTGCCGCTTCGTATGCAAGGTCAATTCAGGCATGACAGCCTCCACCTGCAGCGCAACAAGGAATGAAAGATGCTGCGGGACTGCGGGGTTGCGTGTTGATTTCGTGACGCGCGGTCAAAAAAACGCTGCCCCGTGGTCTAAGCTGTGCAACTAAGGAGACCGACATGACAGCTAAAGCGCTCGAAGCGCTGATACCGATGGGAGGTGTATTCGCCTGGTGCTGCTGGCGCGTGTGGCGCCGAGTCAGGCAATACGGGGCCGAGCACTGGCGACGATGAATCGTTAGGAAACCTAACTTCTCATCGTGCTTACTGCGGGAACTCGCCGGATATCTCAGAAGAAATCTAGAGAATTCCGGCCTACGCGTGAAACTGTGAAACGCTACGCACTGTAGCGTTTTTCCCTTGTGACACCCCTGTCGTTGCGTTGCGACGTTCGCCCTAGGGGTGTACGGTGTTCGCCCTGCATGCTGCCCAAAAACAGCGCAAAACGAGGGCGCTAGACCCATTAAGTGAACAAACTGTATGGCTATTGTCGAATCTCGGGACATTCCGTAAAGCCTTAGATCATGTTGTTCTGAAGTTAAGTTGAACCAAGAGCCCCAAAAAAACCTGCACGGGGCAGGCTAAAGAACAACACGAGACTTAGGCTTGGAGCTGTCGGACACCGGCAATTTCGTTACGCACCGAGAGGTCAGAGACTTCGTATGCGGCTAGATCCACGGGGAGGTCCCCGTTGGTCACGGCCTGTAGACGGAGGGCCTGCTTCAACGGTACGAGCTCCGGCCACTGGTTTACCGCGCTACGGGTGATCCCGAGCGCGCGTGCGACCTTGACTGGAGAATTATCGAAATGCGCGATTACGGCAGCCTTCTGCATGGCGCTAAAAGTACAGCATGTTAAACCCCGAGGTCAAGGATGCTGTACCAGCCGTTTCCTATGCTGGCCTCATGGAAACGATGGGCGATAGACTAAAACGCTTACGCGTGGCCCGGGGACTCACCCAGCCAGAGTTTGCGAAGCAGGTGGGGGTTACCAAGAGCGCCGTCTCTCAATGGGAGGACGGCAGCACCAAAAATCTTAAGCTCGAGGTACTCGCCCGCGTTTTGGACGTTTTGAATACGGATCTGCAATACCTTGTCTGGGGGGAAGATCGGGCGCCAGCCGGCGCCGCCCCAGCCAATAGGGCTTTCCGCCGTCGCGCCGGCGGGGGAACCTGATCCAGGTCACATTCTCGACACTGAACGTCTCCACTCTCGCTCCCATACAAGCCCTCTCGAGTGACCTAATTCCTGGCTTCTAGCTTTGCGACCTTTGTGCCGTAAAGCCCATCGTCGCGCTTTTTTGGTACAGCATGCTTGACCATGCGTTTAGCTTGCTGTACTGTCTCTCCCATCGCGCACTGGAGCGCTGGGAGCCGAGATGTTCACCGCAACAGACCTTCTGTACGTCGCTGGCATCTGCCTGGTGGCAGGGGCGGCCGTAGGGATCTTCTCCCTTTCGTTCTACGAGTGGCTCACGGAGAAGGCGTCGTGAAGCTCACCACCGAATTGGCTGCGCTCTACCGCCAACAGCTCTGCCAATACGACGAACTGAAAGACCTGCGCGAGAAGGTCCGTGCCGCTGAGCAGCGCTATACCGCAATCGGCGATGAGATCGGCCGTGAACTCGCCAAACAGATTCTCCCATCCGCCGCTGCCCTATCCGGCGCGGATAGCGCGCCCGCGCCTCAAGTACGTGAGGTCGCGGGCGGCTTCAAACTCACTGCTTTCACTCCACGCGGTGTCTCGATGTTGGACGCCATGGATCGCGTGTTGGCTCGGCTGCCCCATGGAGATTCGTTATGAGCCCCGAAGAGATGGCCAAGAAGGTGGCGGAAGCCATCGCCAACATCGGCAACCCGAATATGCCGCGCAAGATGTATCAGCCGCCAAGGCTCTCTGAACACGACGTGATCGCTCAGCACCAACAGGCCCAGGCGCAGAGGCTGAAATGAAATGGCCAACCCCTGCCCCATCGATACGGGTTCAACTGAACATCCTGAGCTGGATCGATCCACGCACGTGGAGGTCAGCCTTCCGACTGCGCCGCAGACGGGAGCAGACGAAGTATATGGCCCCACCCTATCGGTGGCAGTGACATATCCCGATTGGCGCATCGAAGAACTAGCCCTCAAGTACGCGGATGACGACTACGAGGACCGACATGAACGCAGTTTCTATCACCCCTACGGTTGAGCCGCGCAATCTGCCGGCTGTGACGCCGATGCAGATGCTCCAGGTTGCCGTCGAGCGCGGCGACGATCTGGAGAAGCTCCGCCAACTCATGGACCTGCAGGACCGCTGGGAAGCAGCTCAGGCGCGCAAGGCATACGTTGCGGCGATCGCGGCCTTCAAGGCTGAGCCGATGCGGATCCTGAAGTCCAAGCAGGTCAACATCCCTGGGGGGGCGAAGTTCGCCCACGCCACCTTGGCCGATGTGTGCGATGGCGTAGTGGCCGCGCTGAGCAAGCACGGTCTCTCCCATAAATGGGAGTTGCAGCAGGACGGCGACCGGATCACGGTGACTTGCATCTTGACGCACGAGGCTGGGCATAGTGAGCGCACGATGCTATCGGGCCTGCCGGATGACTCTGGCAAGAAGAACGGCATTCAGCAGATCGCCTCGACAGTCACCTACCTGCAGCGATACACCTTGATGGCGGCGGTTGGTCTCGCGGCTAAAGACATGGACGACGACGGACGCGGCGCCGGTCCTGCGAAGCCGAAGATCACAGAGGAACAGGTTGCGAATCTCAAGGCGCTACTGACCGAGGTTGGCGCTAATGAGATCAACTTCCTCAAATGGCTCAAAGTGGACTCGCTCTCTGACATCCTCGCAACCCACTACGACGCCTGCGTGAAGGCTATCGAGGCGAAGCGCAATGGCGGTTGAAATCTTCGACTGCGAACAGGGCACGCCTGAGTGGTATCAGTGCCGACTCGGAATCCCCACCGCATCCGAGTTCGCAACAGTTTTGGCGTCGGGTCGCGGAGGAGGTGAATCGAAGACCCGACGCACCTACTTGTACAAGCTAGCCGGTGAGATTCTCACTGACGAGCCCATGTACAGCTACTCTAACGACCACATGGAGCGCGGGAAGACCATGGAGTCCGAGGCAAGGGACATGTATGTGTTCCTCTCTGACTTGGAACTCCATCAGGTTGGATTCATCCGCAACGGTCGCAAGGGCTGTAGTCCCGATAGCCTCATAGGCAACGACGGGATGCTGGAGATCAAGACCAAACTCGCTCATCTGCAGTGCGAGGTGTTGGACTATGACGAATTCCCGGCTGAGCATAAACCTCAGTGCCAGGGTCAATTGTGGGTCGCTGAACGCGAGTGGGTTGACTTCGTATCCTACTGGCCGAAGCTTCCGATGTTCGCTAAGCGCATCTTTCGCGACGAGCCGTATATCAAGAAGCTTGCCGCAGAGGTGGACCGATTCAACAACGAGCTGGCTGACTTGGTCGAGAAGATCCGCTCAAGGAAGGCCGCATGAAACTCTGGTTCCACAAGGTCAGCCGCGCCGGTAAGTCTGGATTGGTTCCCGACGACGACCAGGGTCACGCCCTCCTACGAAAGATGGGAAACGGTGAATGCGCACAAATCGAGATCGTGCGCCCGCGCAGCGTCCAGTGGAACAAGATGTACTTCGGAATCTGTCGCACGATCGGAGAGAACCAAGATCCGCAGCGGTCAGAATCCAGCATCGATGCAGAGCTGCGCATCCGTGCTGGTCACTTCGACGTGTTGTTTATCGATGGCCATGAATGCCGAGTGCCTCGCAGAATCGCTTTCGCGCAATTGAGCGCGGATGAATGGGCCGAGTTGTGGCCATCGCTCGAGCTGGCGATCTGCGAGCACTTCGGCCAGGAATATCTGGGAGCGCGCGCAGCATGACCTTCCGGAGTCCAAAGCTACTCAAATCCTCCAACGGACAGGCTTGTGTGCGATGCGGCAAGACGAACGGTGTTGTTAGCGCGCACTATACCGGCGTACGTCGCCTGAAACTGGGCGGCGGCTACGGCATCAAGGTTCACGACTTCCTGACCGCTGATCTATGTCAGGAGTGTCATACCTGGATGGATACACTCTCTCGCGAGAAGGAAAGCCGATATGGACACAGCGAAGAGTTCTTCTACTACATCGCCCTCACCTTGGAACGCAGGTTCCTCCAAGGGACGATTGTGGTGGCTCGTGGCAAAGGCATGGCTCCTTTGGCATCTGATGCTCTTCCTTCTCCCGCCGGACCTACGGCGACTAGCGAGGAAGCATGGGTTGCCTATATTTCCGGAGAAAGGCCGTGAGCGAGATGCTCAAGCGCGGCCGCCCGCGGAAACTCACGACCCGTGAGGAATTCGAGCTCTGGCAGTCTCGAGAAGCCGGGGTAAGCGTTAAAGATACCGCGGCCTACTTCCACATCTCAGTCGCCACCTGCCTGCGGGTCCTGGCGAAGCTGCGTCGCAAATTCGGTCGTGTCGAGAAGCTGCCAAACGGGCAGCGCGCCCGCTCCTATTTGCGACGTATCGAAAATACCCAACCAACATAACATTGAATTTGATATTTATGCGATGTCGCATTGATAAATTGTCATTCGATACATTATGCGTACTAGGAGGGGGGTACGCTGCCCCCCATGCAGGACCTCAAAGACATCCTTTATGGCAAGCAGATCAAAGAGATAGCTCGGATCTGCGGGGTCGATATCACGACCGCCCGAAGGTGGAAACGGGGGGCGCAACGCCCGCCCGATTGGGCACTGTGCCTGCTCACCGGGGACCTGAGCTTCTTCGACCCCAAATGGAAGGGCTGGCGCATCATCCGGGGCGATCTGGTGTCTCCGGAGAACTGGGTGATCACCTTGGGCGATGTCCTGGCACAGCGGCTCGTAGCGGCTCAGATTTCGGCTTATCAGACCGAGAACCGCTGGCTGAAGGCGGAACTCGCGGAACTCAAGCGTGGCGGCTACGAGGATCAGCCGATGCCGGGGGATTGGGACGTCCAGATCCTGGCCGGCTGATTTGCGACGTCGCGTCGAGCCAGGCTGAAAATATTCCCGTTCCCGGTGAGGCCGTATGAGCCTCACCCCTGATCTCGTCCACCAGATCCGCACTGCCGGACTCACCGACACCTGGTGGTCCCAGCGGCTCCGCAAGTCCCCAAGAGCCATCCGCCACGCCCGCCAGGGTCTGACCTACCGCGACGTCCCTACCCCGCCTGATACCGCGCCTCGAGATGGCACTGGCCGGCGAACTCATGGCGGACCGGTGCGAGCCAAGCCTTCGCGCCAGCGATGGAGCTATTTCCGTGAAAGCTAACGTGTTGGCCGAGACGGTGAACACATGAGCAAGCGCTTAACCAAAAACACGCACTGGATGCCTAAGACAGGCAGCTATGCGGTTCGCCTAAATCGGCGCGGAGACATTGGAAGCACGTTGCCGGACTCAGCGCGAGCAGCAGTGCTCGATGACTTGGAAGGCCGCGCAAAACGCGCCCAGGAAGAAGTCGAGCAGATCGACAGGGATCTGCGGGGATTGAAGGGCGACAATCTGCGCGCGCGGCTCATCAAACGAAAATTCCAGCTTCAGGCCGAGTTGAGCAATCTGCGGTTTGACCGCTTGACGGTGTACTTCAATCGCTACGCCGACCACTTTCTAGCTGCCGCTCGCCTACTGCTCGACGAGGAGACGCTCCGAACAGTCGAGAAACATGTCATCGAAAGGATTGGCATGCCTCCGCGGCATTGGCAGCGTTTCATGGGTGACAACGGGTTCGGAAAGACCGACACAGCCACCTACAGCCGCAACGAAGAATCCAACGACGCTCGCCAGGCGCGAGTAGAGGAAGAATATGAACGGTGAGCAAACACAGGTTGAGCACAAGTCCACTGATCGGCGTGTAAAAGAAGCGCTCGAATACGACCCGCTGCACGAGGCAGAGCGCGCGACCGGTAAGCATTGGTCCGAGTCAGAAACCACCGGCTTTATCGGTATGGCGCTCGCGATGGAGCACAACCGCCACAAGGCGGAGGTGCTATCGCAGGCTGACGATACGTACATGAGCCAGTCACTGGAGCAGTGGCTCGGCGTGGTCGAACGACTCGGCTTCGAAAAAATGCTCGACGAGCCCATCGAAGGCACTGCCGACCGGTTCCGGTTGTTCTGGCGTCCAGGTGTCCTGCTGAAGATGGATAGCTACTGGGACGACAAGTCCGTGAACTCGGCGGGGATCGCCCTGTGCTTCAAGGGCGACCGCAACGTCCTGCCGTCATGTAGCAATGGGCACGCCTGTGATGTCGATGGAATTCCGGTCTGGAGTGTCGAGAAGGACGCCCGAGAGGGATTACGTTACTTCTTAGCGCAGATTGAGGCCGGAGGCGAGATTCTCACGAAGTGGCCCAAGCGCCCCTTTATCTGGCTACTGAGTTACAAGGACTCCAAAGTCGAGGGATACGACTACAACGCCATCAACGAGGCGCGCATCGCCAAACTTCCTGAGCACGTTAGGAGCGCCATCAATGGCCAATGAAGCGCGGACCGAAGATGAGCGCCTCGGCTCAGAGACCGCTTTCCCGCTGCCTGACGGGCATACCCAAGTCAGACGGTGGGCGGCCGGATACGGAGAGTATCGCGCAGCCGAAGCAACAGCCAAAGGCGGGCTCACCAAGCGCGAGCTGTTCGCCGCGATGGCGATGCAGGGTGCGATTGCTAGCGGGCAGTTACGGGGACCGAGTGAATGCGTGAGTTACGCCATGCAGTGCGCAGACACGCTGCTGAAGGAGTTGGCCAAATGAATGCTCCGCCGTCTGCAGATCCGAAGTGCCGCGCGATACGCGTACACACGCGCCACGGAACGCAATGGTTCCTACAGCGGAAACGCTGGTTTGTTTGGAAGACTGTGGATTGGTTCACCTCAGAAGAGACCGCTCAAGCCGCGCTCGACGTCATGGCTAACCCAAAGATCATTTATCCAAAGGAGCCGACATGAGCGAAGCGCGGACATCGGATGAGCGTTTAGGTGGCGGAGACGTCGGCTGCGAACGCCACGACGTCACGAACTGTGACATGTGCTCACCCAAGGAACCGATGACGCCGGCAACCGGCAAATGCGCGTGCGTGGCGTTTGACGCCCAGGAGTGCATTCGGCGCCGATCAGGATTCGCTCCATTCGAAACCGAGGACTATATGGCGGACCGAAGCGAGCGCTGTGAGTGCCTCTGCCATCGCGAGTATGAGGAACACGAGCGCGACTTAAATGATGGCCTGGAGGATCTTGTCCGTGGCTAACCCGTCCAAGGATCAGTACACCAATCAGACCGCGACGCCTCCGCCATCCGTGTGGGTCTGGAAGCGGCCTGACGGTTACTGGGAGGTGGTCTTCTCGAAGCCTCAAGGCATCGATGCAACTGAGTATCGGAGGGTGAACTCATGACCTCAAAGACGAAGCTCGACTTGGACCCGATACGCCTTCGTCATTCCACTGTCGAGGGCGCGAGTGACAAGATCGCGAGAGCGCAGTCTATGGCGTACCTCTCCCATCTTGATCGAGCTGACCTGCTGTCAGAAGTGGTCAGGCTGGAGATGGAAGTGGACCGGTTGCAGTTGGCAGTCAACGCTTTGCGACCGGTCGAGACGGAATGTAAGGAGACTGACCGTGATGGCTATCGGTACGCCTTCTTCCAGATCGCTGAGCTACTCGACCTGCCGGCAATGCCTATAAGCCCAAAAGAGGCATTCGAAGCAGTGATGTTGCCAAAATTGCGTGGACTGGTTGCCGAGACGAACGGTTATACCGTCGCGGAGACATGGCGGGCTGCGACCACCCTTGCGCACAACATCTGCGCCCAGGAGTCAGATCGCATCAACGCGGACGACGGATCACCAGAAGCCATGGATGCGCTCGGCGAGGCCGCGCTTCGGATTCGGGGATGGATTGAACCGGACGCGATGCAACTTCTGAAGTTGCTGGCCGAGCATACTGGACGCTCACCGGAGGAACCGACATCGCAGCCTCCAGATTCAGACGCCGAGATATTCGCGCGCGCCGTTGTCGCCGGCGTTGCTCGATGGGAGTTCTTTACGGGATCGGACGACAAAGGTGAGGTCTGTGTGGGTGGCCTACGCTATGCCACACGACTCCAGGTCGGCGTCCCCACTCTAGGCGCTGCGCTCCGCCAGGCATTGGAGCATCACACCGTGTGGAAACAGCATCCGTCACCGGTGAAAGCCTCGCCGCCTCACGAACACGTCTGGCAGGAAATGACGACCGGAGGCGCGCAGTGCTCAACCTGCAAGATCGTGGCGCATGAGTGGTATTGCCCGGACAGTACCGATCACCTGTGCCATTACGATAATGGCAACTTCGATCAGTGTGACTTCTGCGGACTTCCGGAAGAACGCAAGTGAACGCCACGGAGAATACAAAGTGACATCGTGGTGCATGGCTCATCCGTGGATGACATTCTTTATTGCGCTAGCTGCGATCGATGGCATTCAGTTTGTCGTCAATCGCTCACTTCGACATCGGAACATTATCAAACACGGATATCCACCGCCGTACTGCGATGCTGATGGGGATTTCCTAAAAGACGACAAGTGAACGGGATCCGTGCTTAATTCAAACAATGAACAGGTAACTAAATGACAAACGTTAGTCTACAACTGGATCCAGTGGCCTTACGCGAGGCGACCACCCAAGCCATCATGGGCATCCTTACGCCCGAGGTACGCGCACAGATCATTCAGACTGCCATTTCGGCGATCCTAAAGCCCAGCACGAACTCGTGGGAGAAGGGAAAGAGTCCGCTGGAGCTGGCGTTCGAGAATGCCGTCAACGATGTGGCGCGTCAGGAGGCGAAAAAGTATATCGCTGACGACCCGAGTGTTTCGGAACGCCTACGCGACCTGTTGCGCAAGTGCGCGGACAAGGTACTTAGCGCAGATCAAGACAAACTGGTCGAGCGCATGGCAGATGCCTTCGTATCGTCGCTAAAGTCGGACCGATACTGACCGGAGAGCGAGGTTTGTAAGCATGAGTGACTTCGCCCGAGGAGCCCGTATCAAGCCCAAACCGCCAGTTGCTGGCAGGCTGAACGAGGAAGTGAACTATCCCCGCTTCGTGGTCTATATGGCCTATACAGCGATCACCGAGTACGGTCAGAAGAACAAGGATGAGTTCCTACGCCATCTCTCGGTCGCTTTCGATGAGATGCTCAAAATGCAACAGTCGGGCAAGGACGGTAGCCGTGGGTGAGGCATTCGCGTTCGCACGCTGGGTGATTCTGCAGTATCCGTACATGTCTAGCGAAGGTGACAAGCCAGTGTTCTATGCTTGCGCGCGCGATGAATGGAAGCATATGCAACATCCACAGCACGGCGGTGAGCACACATGAGCGATCTCGTGCCCACCGTCCTGCGCGCCTTCCCTACTCTTTTCGCGGGCGCGCTGACGCGATACGTTGGCCGGGGAATCAGTGAGCGGGGACGGTAGACATGGTAACTGACAGAGAACGCCGGTTCTGCTACTGGCTGGCCCGCATTGGAGTCTTCCGGGTCCGCATCGGCTTCATGCGAATTACAGAGATCGTGCCACGCCGGGGTTCCCGTTGGATTCTGAATTGGCTCAAGCGCCGTCAGATCGTGGACTCACTACATCATGCGCCGTGTTGCGAGGCCAATCACTATCACAAGCAGCGGCTCGTGTTTCTCCCATGTACATGCGGTGCCGCTGCCGCAGCTGCAGCTGCGTTACCGGTGAGCGATACATGACGTACGTAAAGTGTTTTGTTTCAATGGCCATTGGAATAGTGCTGTCAGCTGTCATCATAACGCACATACCCCCAATGGATGCATTCGAACAGGTCGTATGGGTTGGAGCAGCTCTCTGCGTCCACAGATTCGTCTGGGATAAGACATGACCTACGCCGAAAAACTCCTGCAGTGGCGCGGTGAGATGAGGCAAATGGTCGCCGAGCTGCTCGACTCAGACGACCCGGAGCAGGCCCAGAAGCTCGTGCACGCGATCGCCACGATCAAAGAGGTCCACACCGAACTTGCCGATCTAGGACTCGACGAGTGCGAGTGGCGGACTGAGATCAAGCCGGAGCACCAGCGTTGAGATACCAGCCTCTCGCCCATGTGTATGGCTGCAGCTGCCGAGCATGCCGCGGCGAGCGCCGCCGCCTCACGCGCGCTGAGTCTCGGCGCTCTCACGGTACGCATTGGTGGGACGAGCCAGTCGAGCGGGTGCCCGCCGGCGATCGCGGCGTTCTCAAGCTTCACTACCAATACCGGGGAACTCCACCGCTGGAGGAGTTTCTCTCCTTTCGCTGGCCAGATCGTCCTTGGCTGATGACTGGATGGGAGAAGCTGCGCATTCACGCACCCAACCCATCGCTCTGCCGACCCTGGTGCTGTTACATCAACACCGTAATCTTCTACGTCAGACCGCACCAGACCTTGCCGCCGACGCGGTATCTGACCGACCTGGAGTTCCTCCCCAATGGCGAGACACGTCGTCTCGAGCGTCGCGTCATCAAGCGTAACAAGGTCGGGTCCTTTGCCACTTACGGCAGTATCGAGACGAGCCTATCGCACGAGACCATCGTGGAGCACGCCGGCGAGCTGTTCGACGTGCAGACCTGGCGCATCATCTGGTGTCGGCCGAGCTGGTGGGTGCGCTACACCTTCCGGCGGCGGCGTCCAGAAGAACAGAGGAGAGCTTCATGAGAGTCCCATTGACCCGCAACCAGGTCGAGCAGCTCCGCCTGTATTTCGATCGCGTCCAGGCGGCTGCAGTAGCGGGCAATCCTGGAATGCTGGTCGCCCAACTCCGACTCGACACCCGCCGAAACGAGGTTTCTAATGGGCCAACTGCGTCATTGCCAAGAAGAGCATTTTTGCATGTTGTTTCTCGATGCCCATCACCGTGTCATTGCCTTCGAGAAATTGTTTCGAGGTACGGTTGATGGGGCAACCGTTCATGCGCGGGAGGTGGTTCGGGAAGTACTCGAGCGTGGTGCGGCGTCAGTTATCCTCGCGCACAACCATCCGTCCGGTGTTGTCGAGCCCAGTTACGCGGATGAAATGATTACACAACGGCTGACGAAAGCGCTGGAGCTGATCGATGTGCGCATCATCGACCACGTGATTGTCGGCCAGAGTGCGTGTTACTCGTTCGCGGAGAACGGTCTCCTATAAGCGGACACGGGCGGCGCGGGGTTTGGGCCTCCCGCCGCCCTCTTTCGAATCGCCACGCCGCGCCTCGGGCATCATCAGGGGCGGGAGTAGAGAGTATGGACATGGGTGCTTTGGGTTTGATTTTCCCTGCTCTGCACAATCGAGCAGGTGCTGAGGTGATCGAGATGGGTAGCAACCGAGATCGGGTCCAGGTGGATCCGGATGGCAACTGGAAGAAGATCGTCCAGATCTTGCTTCCTGGTTACAAAGGGCTGGGCACGGTGAAGGTGGGCTCAGACACCGAGTGCGTGCTGGCGCTCGAGGAGAAGAGCAACACCTACTACGCCGTCGATGCCCGCGGCTATCGGCCGCTGAACCAGCGCAAGGTGCGGGCGGCCCTGGGGTTGCCGGAGCCGGTTGGGCAGCCGCGCAAGGGATACGAGCTCCGGGAGGTTTACAGCATGCGCCTCGAGCCAACGCTGGCGGAGTATGCGCGCGAGCTCGGCGGGGATAACCTCTCTGAAGGTGTCGCTATCGCGTTGCGCTTCCACATGGAAAAGAACCAGGCGAAGAAGAAATAGGTCCAGTCCGATCAACCAAGGGGCTAACCAAAAATGATTACATTCAACAATAAGCAAGTTCTTGTCGCCGGGGTGGATGAAGCCGGCGATATGGCGGTAGTCCACTATGTCGAGGCTCTCGGCACGTGCGCCAATGTGCGTGTCGAGGATCTTCGGGCTACCACCATTCAGGAGCTTCAGGATGCACTGACGGAGGCGCCAATCCTGCCGACGCCTGAGGAATTGGCGGAACTAGATGAGCTGGATGCCCTGCGGGGCGCGGATGACTCTTACGCCGAACGGCAAGAGGACCATGCTCGCGTTGTTCCGGGCCGAGTACTAACAATCCTAACTACCCGCGCACCATCCATGAGAATACAGCTACATCTCGACGGCCGCGGCTGCGAGGTCGAGCTCGATAACGATGGGGAAGCCTCCTGGGTTGGCCGATGGGTAGGTAGCGGCCACGGCACGATGGAGCACATCAGGACGCTGTGGAGCGCCCGTAGGCGTAAGCCCCAGAGTGATCTTGTGAAGCGAATCATAGAGGCGGCCAAGAAGCGAACCGCAGATCAACCATGAGCTGGCATTTACTCGGCTATATCTCGATTGGCGTGCTAGCGATAGCCTTGTTGCTCGCTGCCATTCGCGATGAGATCTGATTAACAGAGGTGATGCATGAACGCTGACGACATCGCACAGACTATCCTGAACCCTCGGCCAGCATGGATGGAGCCGAAACCCTGCGCGGTCTGTCGCATGGAGTTCACACCGGCCGATCCACGTCAGGAGTGCTGCCCAGTCCACCAGCAAGAACTGGTTCTCGCGTTGCGTCGCGGAATGCTCACGAGATAACTCATCGGCAGTCACAACTGAGGCTTGATTTCCTCAATCAGTGCGTTGAGCTGGCGCGCGCAGGCACGGGACTCGTCGGCTGTTGCGACAAGTAACTCTCCAAGCTGTTCAGTGCCTTGAGATTGGCCGGCTGGAGCAGCTGCGGGCTGATCACGGGTTTCGGGCACTGTGTGATAACCGGGATTTCGCGAGGCAGCGTTGAGCAGGCGCTGAGCAAGCTCACGATCGCGAGCGCTATCAGCCTGAGCCTGCTGGGTCTGGTTCTGAAGATCATTGATCACCTTGGCGTTGTTCGCCGCGACGTTCTGGAACTGCTCCAGTTGCTCCTGGAGAGCCTTTCTGCCTGCCGCCTGGGCATCGGCTACCTCCTGGGCGTGACCGGCCTGGAGGGCGCTATAACGCGCTTCCCAGTGGTTTCCGACGAGGTAGCCCCCTATCCCGAGACCTACCCCGAGGCAGGCGAGATAGGGCCATGCGATACGCAGGAAGGCCAATAGAGCGGTCATCGGGTCGCTTCAGGTGCTGGTGCTGGGATAACAGGAGGGCGCTGGAGAAGTCGACGCACACGCGTGTAGATCACGAGAAACCCCAGCACTGTCAGCACGTAATGGCAGATCTGCGTCAGTAAGGGTGTCGAGGGCAGGTACTGCGCTAGGGAGGGCATTTCGGAATGCAGATCCTCGGCGTGTTCGGCGAGCTGGGCTATCCCTGCAATCCCAAGGGCCACGTAGGTCGTCACCTTGGAACGCGCCTCGAGGTAGATGCGATGGAGAATGTTCATGCCAGCGTACCTCCAGCCTGGATAAAGGCGCCTCTCAGGGCGGTGAGTGAATTCTCGTGTTGAGCGTAGTTGTTGCCCGGTAACGAGGCCCAAATAGATGAGCACTTTGCCACTGCCTCATCGATCCGGCCGGCGCAGACATCTGCGAAAGCCTGGCGCTCTCTGATCATCTGTATGGCGATCGAGTCCTGGGACTGGGGGCTGAAATCAGGCAGTCTGAGCATGGCCTTGTAAGCATCGAAGTAGCGCTCGAGGATCTGATAGCGGCCGGCGGCCGTAGACGACAGACCGTGAGAGAGCTGGATCCGCTGGCGGGGATGGTCAGCGTAGGAGTCGAACAGAATGGGCTTCTCCGGCGTGCTACCGACGATCACGCGATAACCGCGGTCGCCGCCAGGGATGTCCTGTGTGCCCTCACTGTGGGCGATCATGGTTAGGAAGGCGTCGAGGTTGGTCATAACCGCCTCCGGTGCCCGCCGGTGCTATCGATCGCGCTCATCGATCCTTTCCCATCAGATCTCTATAGAGATCGTCAATGCGTCGATGGGTGCCTGTGATCCCTTCGTTGATGTTATCCAGTTTGGAGGTATTCTCGTGGTGCCTCTGGTCCATGTCAGCGCGTAGTTGACTGAATTCCTGCCGGCGCACTGCATCAGACTCTAGTTTCTCGAGCCGCCTGGCATGCCCACTCAAGAGATATTTCACTAGTCCCACAATCGTCGCTCCGAGAGTAATGAGCCAGAAGCGTGTGTCGGATAGCAACTCATTCATCACGCCACTCTGTTATCTGGTATTTCCACATCTAGTCAGCCTTTGGCGGTTCGGGTGGAACCCAAGGCACATCGCCGGTGCGAAAAGGTGGCCATTGGCGGTACCAGTCGCTCATGTCAGATAGACTCCCATTGTCTTTAAGTCCGTAATGATCTGAGCGATGGTTGCGGAACATTGCCCTAAAGTGGCCGATGCGCCTGGAAAGTTTGTCACCACACTATTACCGGTTGGAACACCCCACCCAGTTTCCGATATTGGGTTAATGTTAGGAATGCCCGAGGGGATACTATAGTTAGTCCCACAGCCAGAAACGCGGTTTATTCCTAACATACCAGCAGTGTTATGTGTGCCTATGTCAATGCCAAGGCTTGTTCCTGCATTACCAATAATATCGTTGCCTGATACCGTGAAATCACTCACATAGTCAAGCAGAATTCCGGTTGCACCGCCGGTGTCCGAGATACGGAAGTTATTTCCAACTATCGTCAATCCGCTTAAGAAAGATGCCCCATTATTGGAGTACACCCCGGAGGAGGTACCGCTGGCTGAACTCACCAGAAATTGGTTGCCTGTAACGACGACATTCTGAAATAAAGCGGAACTTCCCCCTTGGCGTTGTAGTTGAATGGCATCGAAATGGGCATTTTCAAAGCTATTCCCGCTGATAATCAGATCAGAGGTACTATTTATGCCGAGATTCAGGAGAACATGCACGCCAGCATTGTTGAATTTGTTGCCTACAATCTTGAGGCCGCCAGATGCTACCTGCTCGATACTGTTAGCGGCCGTGTTGCCGGGGCTGGTGAACTGACAGCTAGAGATAACTGAGTCTCCAGAGTCAGCATTATTCTGGTTATCAACCTTGATCGCATCGCCCGTATACCCATAGAAGTTACAAGCGACGACTGACCATAGGGAAGCTCGCGTGAAGCTGATATGATTTGGCAAGCCGTTGATGACGACGTGTAGAAAACGCACTCCAGAGACTTCACCGCTCGCCGGTCCTACTACTATTCCGTAACCTCCGGTTTTTGTGGTAGCGAGGTTTAGACTGAAGTCGCGGAACACTCCCGCCAGAGAACCGGTATATAGGAATACGTTGTTATTACCCGTGTCAGTGGTGTTGATATTAGTAAGGTAAGAGCCATCGCCACGAATCCCCCCACCCGTGATTGTGATACCGGAACTGACTTTATAAGTCCCTCGTGGGGCATAGATGAGATACCCTGTTAACCCAGCAGAGGTGAAGGCGGCAGTGCTATCGGTGCTTCCCGCGGGATCAGCTCCGTATCGAAGTACGTTACCCGGCTCATAGGCATAATTCGTCGGAGTTACACTGGCTGCGATCTCGGCCGTAGTCCGTGGATATAGCAACGTGCCGATATCAGATTGAGTTAAATAGGATGCCTGGTAGTTGTCCGTATCCCATAATGTGGTCGTATCGGTACTGTCTTTCAGGACGAAGTGATAGGCTAGCCCAGAAGTCAGGCGTACGACGGCATCGCCATTTGAATCGAGCGTGACCGGATTGGTATTAGGTACCGCTCCGGCCGCATCGGACCAAGTACCTTGCGGCGTAGTGCCCCCTGCCGCATATGTATGAAGCTTCCCACCTGGGGCCGTGGGCCAACTAAAGACAGGTACAAACAGGAAAGGGGTCGTCATCGCATCCTCATGGATATCGGAAACGCACTAGCCATTGCCCTGCGTCCGCTGGGTGTCATGTTGATTCTCTGGCTGATTTCGCCCGTCTCGTGGGCGGTCCGTCGCTGGATGCCGGAAGGCCGGCTCAAGCAATTCCTACTGCATAAGGTAGGGGACTGAGCTCTGTCCGAGCGCCGGAAGTCCCGTCTGAATAAAGGGAGCTACCGCTCGACTGGTTGAAGCAGCGGCATTAGAAATTAGTGCTGGTGTATTAATAGCCCCGCGTGCAAGTGCAGCACCCGGACCGGTCAAATACGCTCTAGCAGCAATATTCGCTGGTATGCCTAACGGTAGATCAGCGAGGTTCCAGCTACGCGTAGCTGTTCCTGAGTCTCCCACCACCGGCTGGAACGCCTTAGAGAAACGTGCAGCGTTATAGGCATCGGACTGATTATTGCCAAAAAGGAATCCTTGGCGATCTGACTGCTGGAGCTTATTCGCTAGATTCGCCCCACTGATATTGCCCGTACTCGGATTCACGATCCCGATCCTAGAGGTCAATGTCATCAGATTTCGGTATTGTCCTCGAGCAGCCGAATATTGCGCGAGCTCGTCCGGTCTGAGTGTTTGTTCCACGAGATCGTCCACATGATCCTTGACTGCGTAAAGCGCCTGCCCCATATCACGATCGCCGTTGGGCGATGTCATCTGCTTATAAGCCGCTCTTCCTAGCTTGCTCGATAGACTCCCCAGTTGCTCGCCGTTGATCGAGCCCTGAGATGTGACGGTCTCTAACTGCTTCACGAGTGGGTTGTCACGAATGCTTCCCGGAATGAGTCCTTGTACATCCTGATCAATCGTGTCAATTGTAGATTTTGTGACTTGCGGATTGACGCTTAGAACCCTATTCGGATCACGGACGCTATCGAACACCTGCCCTAGGCGATCATTCGCACGGCCTAACACCGTTGCATCCACTAAGTTACCTGTCTCTCCAATCTGCTGGGCCCACTGGCTATTAAGTACTTCCTGGTTCGACCGCTTCAATGCGTTGAAAGGTCCGGAAGTCCACGGCTGCGATTCCAGTTTCGCCTCGAACTGCTGAAGAGATTTGTTACCACTGGCCTGTCCAGGTGGGAGGCGCATACCAATCTGCTCACCCGCCTGAGCGGCTTGCTGCTGCGCGGGAGTAAGTTCATTCACAGGAATGGGCGTCGTCTGTCGCGCCGCGAGCCATGCAGCAAGTTTGTCGCCAGCATATTTGCCCGCTACTCCAAGGCCGGCACCTACGCCCGCATTCAAAAGCCGAGAATCGTTCTGGGTCGTTGGAGTAAGCGCTCCGAATCCGCCACCGATGGTGGCAGCCCCCAAATAGGTGTTAGCCCCTGGAATAGCGCTGAGGGGAATGGCCGTGAGAACGCCTGCTCCGACCTGGCCTACTCTACCGCCAACGGTTCCCATGACAGGTATATCGATCGCACGTTTATCAGCCGCTTCCTGTTCTAGGGCGGCAACGCGTGAGGGCTGTTGTCCCGTGATTAGGCCAGAAAGGCTCCTGTCCTGTGGAGAAATAGCATCGGCCGTTTGTGCGTAAATCTGGCGGCCACCTAGACCTAGATCTGTATAGAACTTTCCTGCACCAATCAGGGCATTCTGACCGAAACTATTTCCAGCCACAGGACTGCGGGCAGCGATTGCCGCCGGTGATCCAGTTGGATTGGTCTGCCCCGTCGTAGGATCATAGTCGAGCGATCGAACCGTCCGAGGGGCCGATTGCACACGGATATAGTCCGCGAGCTGCTTAGCCCCCATAGTATCCCCTGCCGCATCCGCTTTCTGAAGCGCGGCGTAGGCATCCGTCAGATCGGTCATTTGTACTTATCCAGAAGCGATTGAATCGCTGGCGGATGCGCTGATGCTTGCGGCTGATCGGCAATCCCGAGCGCCTTTTTTGTCGCTGGCATCAGGAACTTATCAAATGAGCCCTGAGAGCCATTCGTTCCGACGTCCCATTGGTTTCGTAGCGCTTCGGTCTTGCCCGCTAGCGCGGTCTGGATCTTTCCGAGGGCCTCATGGATCGCCTGCGGGCTATTAGCTGCGTTAAGGGGAGCTAGGAGAGCCTCACGCTCCTTCTCGCCTCCGCCCCCTGGTAACACGGCTTTCGCCACCTCGCCGCCTACGAACTCTTTTAGCGCGGCGTAATTAGTCGGCGCCGGCGAGCCAGTCTGCTCCTTGAATGCATTCGTGAATCGATTGATCTGCTTGATGTCACCCGTACCGAGCGCATCGACTAGCGGCGTAAGAGAGTTGATGTGCTGGACCGCGGTATTAATGGCCGTGACGGCTTTCCCGGACTGGCCACTCGTGAAGTCCTTCACGACACCTTGCTGAGCGGTGAACGCCTGCCCCTTCGCTGCGATCGATGCGGCAGAGTTCCCTTCCTGCGCGGCCCGCTTGCTGATGTAGTCCATCAGGGAAGCCTGCATCGCGGGATTGCGGCCAAAATTAGCAGGAATCTTGCCGGTCGCCACGAAGGACTGATAGGCGAACTCCTTCGATTGATCGGAGAGATTCGAGGCGCCGAAGATCGACTGATTGAAGGGCTGTTTACCCTCTGCCTGCGAGGCGCGCACGTTAGTAGGCATGCCTGTGGCCGAGTCGATCACATCCTTGAGCGGTTCTTCGCCTTTGACCTGTGTGATCTTGTTACTAATAGGGTTCTGCTGATAGATCGATCCCAATGGACCATTAATCGTCTTTTCTTGTACAGGCGGTGCGACAGTCGGTAATCCCGCAGCTCCTGCGACCTGATTGCGCGCGAAATTGATTGCCGAGCGTACGTTATCGTCGGAGAAGTCCTTGACCGGATCCAATCCTAACTGTGGCGCGATCTGCTGCCACCGTTGCATGAGTCCAGGATTGTTCATCACGATCCGCGCGGGACTCGCGCTACCGGCAATCGTGTCTAGTGTGGCGAGTGGTCCCTGCGCCTGAAGCTGGCGCTGCTTCTGCTCATATTCCTGGGCACTCTGAACGGTCTTCAATGGATCACGCCCAGCGAGCACATCGAGTGCCATCATTGTATTGACGCGTGGACTCGAGAGGGGCGAGG